ATCGGTTTGAAACCGTTGCCTTGATGGATGTAGCCGATGTGGAAGCCGAAGAGCCTATAACAAAGGATGTGTCTGCAAGGGTAAAGGTTTCCGAATACTCTGCAACCTTAACCGCGTTCATACCGCCCCACGCGAATGGAATATCCGCCTCATATGTGCCTTCAAGCTTCGCCCCGTTTACATAAGCGGTCTTGCCAAGCAGAATATCCGACTCTGCCGCCGTTGCATCCTCTGTGTTTGCATCGTAACCGAAATTGGATGCGTAAACCTCTGTGAAATAGGTCGTATCGCTTATTTCTTCCCACTCGCTTGGGAAAGCCATATAGACATAGTTACCTTCTTGCGTTGCTATATTTATAGTCCCGTCATCGGGCATATAGATTATAAGCTTGCCGCCCCAATCAATTCCGTATGTAAGGTTATTGAAAACCACACCGAATGTTGTGCTATTAGTTACGCAAACGGACTCATTATCGGCTAAAGCCTCTGCTATTTCTTCGGGTATTTCCCCGCTTTGCAGCATCCAAGCAAGGTCAATTTCGGGTATTCCCCCACCACCGCCCTCAACATTTACATACGCATTTTCATAGCCCGCTACACTCGTCAAGCCGTTCTCGGTTATATCTATCGTGCCTGTGCAATGGCGGAATGCCGCTGTGCCGCCCGCTGCGGCGGGAACTACGATGTAGGGAACATCGGGATAAGTGTTCCCGGCAATCGTTATGGTTTTTGCCATATACTCACCACCCTTATGAAATGGTCAGCACCTTTGTTGATCCGTCCTGCGAAATGGTAGCTGCGGTCAGCGCGCCTGCTACTCCCAGAATTGTCACACCGCTCTTGATGTTGCCCGCGACAAGCTTCGCCTGCTCCGCGCTTGCGATCTGTACGGTGCCGCCTGCGGGATGTATTCCCGAAGGGACTGTAACACTCTGCGCCTTTGCTGTAATTGTTGCGCTCATAGCGCTGTTTTCCGCAAGGTTGCCCTGCACCTCACCGCTTGCGCCGTAGGCCGTCTTGCCTGTACGAATATCGCCCGCTGCGACATTTGCGTTTGCTGTATCGCGGAATACAGCTGTGCCGCCGCCCGTTGTCGGGATGTCAACCTCCGGGACAGATGAATAGGTCACACCTGCGATAATTACATTCTGTGCCATTTATGTTTCTCCTTAGCTTACTGTAATTTTATGGCCGTCATAGGTAATCAGGCCGTAGTTATTGGGAATAGGCTTCACAACAATGCTGCTGTTTACCATTTTCCCGCTCGTTGATAAAATCTGTTCCTGCCGCGTCGGTGTTATTTCCGTTTCGCCGCTGTACTGCGGAATTCTGCTTGGGTCCGCAACAATGCTTATCTCCCCGAAATCCGCAGTAAAGCGCTCGCTCTCACGGAACACCGTCTCAAGCCGCTCTTCCTCTCGGAATTCACAAACAATTCTCATTACAGCACCTCGGTGTTAAGAACATCCTCAACCGGTACGGAAAATTCCTCAGAGGCCAGCGCTGTGCCGTCTGTCGTCAAAACGCGCAGCTGGATTTTCACATCAATTCTCGCCTTAAAGCGCGCCGTCTCCGCCTGCGTCAGCTTCACACTTATTTCGTTGCCGTCAATCGTGCAGTCACTTTCCGTCTTTGTCAGGATAAGCTGCCCGCTCTGCGCATAGCTTATCCTTATCTTGCTGAGCATATCCCCGCTTATTCCAATAATTGGAAAGTAATGCGTTGGCGTGGTAAATCGAAGCATCAATATCGCCCCCATTCTCTTCCGTTGCCGATATACGCGTCGAATTTCTCCCAGCCGTCGGCACCGTTAATGTAAATGTCGTATTTCTCGCCGTTAATGTAGGCCGCGCTGCCAACATCGTTTGCATGCAGCTCTATGTAATGCGCGTCCGCGTTTGTCAGATAGATATAGCAGTTTGTGTTAAGCTGATTAATCAGCGCGAATCGGCTGTACCCGCTCTGCTGGATGTCTATCTTCACCTTCAGCTTTCCGCTGCCGTCGTGCGGAAGATTGTTCTTTGCGACAGCGAATACATTTGCCCATGTGTTTGAAGCTGCGCTGGTGCCTGCCTGATTGTTGGCGATTATTGTTTCGTCGTTGAATTTGATAATGCCGTTGCTGCGCCATTGGCCGCTGTATGTGGAATAAACCTGCAGCTTGATGGATAATGTGCTGGTGTTGGCCTCGTCGTCCCAGCTTTCCGAAATTGCAAGCCTCAGAGTGCCATATGGCGAATCCGCGCAGCCTGCCTCATTTGGCCAGAAATATGTACAACCGCCTGTTGCCATAACCTCAGCCTCGCTTTACAAATGCTATTCTTCCCACAGCCGCATTAGTCGGCAGCTCACTTGCGGAAGCGAAATAGTGTACTCCCGAAACAAGAGTAACTACGGGCAGGTCTCCCGCCGCCAGATTGAGCTTCGTGCCGCTGATGGTGCTGTTGGCTATTCTGTTGCCTGTTACGCAGCCGTCCTGAAGATTTCCGTTTCTGATACATTCGCTTGCGAGCTTGCTTCCGATAATTGCGCCCTGCGCTATCTGCGTTCCGGTAATAGTGCCGTCTGCAATCTTCGCCGCGGTCACAGCGCCGTCCGCAATCTTCGCCGTTTCAACAGCGCCGCTTGCCAGCTTCGCCGCGGTCACAGCGCCGTTTGCTATATCCGCCGCGACTATATCAAGCGCGTTCTTCTTAACAGCTCCGATATTGCCGCAGGCCTGCGCCTTCTGTGTGCTTGTGAGGCTCTGGGCTTCGTCATACCTGACAGCGCCTACCCAGCCTGCTGTTTTCAGCGCCTCGGCCAGTGTGGTTTCTGTCCAGTGTGCCGGATTAAATTCCGCCGCTGTTTCCGTCGTGCTGTCGTGAATGTAAATATCTCCGTTATAGGAAACAATGTCGTTTGGGCCGTATTCTGTGCCAGCTGCCCATGTGGGAGCAATCTTCTCCACATTCGGCTCACGCGGCTTAATACATACCCACTTATAGGCTCCCGCCGTTGTGGGAGCTGTGCTGCTGTGCGTTGCGCATATGCCGATATAGTCTGAAAGAGGATAATAGCTTACCTCTTCGTCCGGCTGCGGAAGATGGTCGCAGGTCGCCACATGCAGATACATTCCAAGGCCTTCCAGCCATTCGTCCAGTGTCCCGGTGTAGCCGCGCTTTACCGCGAGGCCGTATGCGCTTATGTAATAAGGCTCTCCGCTGCAGCTGCAGCCTAACATGTCTGACATTCGCAATGCCTCTCTTTCTTCTGCGCAGGCTCATAGGTCCTTGCAAACCATCTCACATACTCTCCCCATGCCGCGTTGAACAGCTCTCTGTCGTCCTGATAACGGCTTAATTCGCCGTTTGCGAAATCAATCTGCGCTACCAGATACAGCAGATATATGTCGTCGTGCGGGAAGGCTGCCAGCAGCTCGCTGTCGCCGTCGGCCTGCGTGTAATTAAAATTCTGCGCCTCTGTAATGCTCAACAGCATAACCTCAACGGCTATCTTGCCGTCAAGCTCAGCCAGCCAGCGCAGCTTTGTTTCGGGCAGCAGCGCGTTCGGTCGAATATCGTCCGCCGCCCTTAATGCTTCAAATACCTTCATTGAAATACCTCTTATCAAAAAACGGGACGCGAAATGCGCCCCGCCATGTAATTGATTAGTGTTTCTTTGTGCGAGGGCTAAGCCCCCTATTAAGTTATCAGAGAGCGGTACCGCCGGTAATGCCGCCGACAGCTGCGAAGCGCCAGTCGTTGAAGGCTGCCTTGAAACGGCTTCTGCCGCGCCATACATTTGCGTCGGTGTTCTCGTCGATGGTGCTGCGTACAGCCAGCTTAATGCGGTCATTCCACACAGCGCCGCCGTAGGTCTCGTTGTACTTGCTGTCAAGGAGAATCCAAGGGCTTACACCGTTTGCAATGAACTGGTTAAGATAAGGCCATACGATGACATTCCAGCGGCCGTACTGATAGTTGAATGCGTTGTTGCTGGTGGCGGGGTCCTTGTCTGCGCCGATTGCAGCGAAAACGGAATTCTTCAGGGTAGCGATTTCGGGAATGAGAATGGTGTCGGGAGCAACATCGAGGATCTCGTCGTTGTCGCCGCGGAAGATGTGCATAGCGCTTTCAACCTTGCCCAGAGCCTCAGCGGAGAAAGCATTGGAAAAGCAGTTAGACTGATTTGCGCCCGCTACCTTTGCAGTGTGAGCAGTGTTGAACAGGCTCAGGCCGTCAGCTGTGGTAGCATCAAAGCTCTTGCCCTTGAAATTGAAGGAAGAGCTGCAGCCGATTGCAGCGCCGTAAAGGGCAGCGCCGAATTTCTCTCTGGTTCGCTGATATGCAGTCATGAAGGCTGCGGGCTGCTTGGTCATGTCCATCAGCTTGCCATCTTCCATCATCTCTGCGGAAACTGCGAAGCTGTCCTTCCAAGTTTCGTAGACGATGAGCTTCTGATAGCCTTCCTGCATCTGGTCGCCGGGATAAGCGCCGTTTTCGCCAACAGGCTCAAAGCCGTCCATGGCGGTCATGGTGGTCAGCATATCGCCGTAGTTTTCGCTGGTACCCATGTGGAATACATCTTTAAGAACGGAAGTCTGCTCCATTGCCTCGCCGCGCTGCTCAAGGAACATGCGGATGGGAGCCTGACATTTGCCGTATACGGAATCGTTAAGGCCGGAGCCTTCGGAAAAAATAATAGCCATATTTGTTCTTCTCCTTTTCTCTTAATTAGAAGCGGACATATACTGCGCTGCCGGTAGCAGTGCCGTCCATGCCGATGATTTCTGCTACGCCGTTGGTGGTGGTAGCAGTTACGCGCAGGCCGTCGGAAGCGATAGTAACCTTGTTGCCAAGGGCAAGGCTGGTGCCTGCTGCGGAAAGTGTGGTCTTGTAGAGGGTATCCTTGTCAACATGAATTGCAGGAATAAGAGCGCCTGCAGTGACGGTACCTTCAAACATTGCAATGTATTCGGGAACTGCCTCAGCGCCGCATTTTGCGAGCTTGCCGGAAGAGAATACCATTGCCTCGCCGTATTTCACGGTCTGAGCTGCTGCGGGCAGAAGCTCATGGGGAGCAACTGCGCCATCTTCGTTTTTATGAGGAATGAAGCCCATAATAAATTTCTCCTTTTAAGATTTTGATTTGTTGTAGTAAGCCTGAATCTGCTCAGGCGTTGCGTTCGGATTAAAGAGCTTGAACATCTTAAGCTCCTCTGAGGGAACGGTCATAGCGCCCGCTCCGCGTGAGTTACCGGTCGCCGCAAGATGATTCTTGCCGCGCTGGTTTTGCATCGCGCTGTTTCTTGCAGCCTCGGCCGCGGCATTGACAACCGCGTCCTTGTTTACAAGAGTGTACGCGTCTATAAATGAAAGGCCCTTCTGGACATAGCCGTAGAATTCCTTCGCGTTCGGCATGTTAAGCAGGTCTGCCGCGCTGTTGATATTGGGGTCCATCTTGTGGATTTCCGCGATTTCCTCTGCGATTTTCTGCTGTGCAGCTGCGTTCTGCTGCTGCTTGAGCTGCTCGTTCTTCTGCGTAACAAGCTCCTGCGCAGCTTTTACAGTCGGATTATTGGCAATAGCCGTATTCAGACTCTCTGTCGTGAGCTTACCCGCTCTTAGGTCCTGCTGGAGCTTGCGCTCATTGTAAGCAGTCTCCCATGCGTCAAAATCCTCAATGGATGTAATCGCCTCTCCGGTGATGGTGTTTTTCAGCTTCGCCTTTGAGAAAAAGCCGTCCTGCGCGAGCTTGGCCTTTGCCCGCTCGTCGGCTCTTGCTTCTTCCACAGCCTTGTTGATAGCCGCCTGCTGCTCCTGCTGCCTGCGTCTGGCTGCGTTCTGCCTGCGCTCGTCAGCGCTCATCTCGCCGCCCTGCTGAATATCTTCTGCGCTTCCCTGCGCCCCGCTCTCCTCAGCGGCTGTACTCTCAGGTACCGTCGCGGTCTCCGCCGCGCCCGCCGCCTCGCTGTGTCCTGCGCTGTCGGGATTAATGCCAAATGCGTTATATAAGCTTTCTTCGTTAATGTCTGCCATAATGTACCTTTCCGATTTTTTCGCTTTTCGTGCGTAAATCTTGGATGTTTCCGCTGTCCCTGCGTGTGTGGTCTGCTGTGGCGCTCACGGACTGCCCCAAACTTATGCAGGCGCACAGACAAGCTGCGCGCGAGCGCCGATGATGATTGATTAATTATTTCTTGCCGCAGCGAAGGTCCTTACCGGTCTTTACGGTGCCTTTTTTTGCATCGGTAGTCTGGTGAGGAGCCTTAACATTCTGTACGGAAGAATTCTTAATCTTGCCTACATATTCGCTTCTCTCTGCCACTGTAATTTCCCCCTTCCTCGTTATTCGGGATTTTCCCGCGTTCCCCTGCGTAGTATGTTGTCGCCCATTCGGGCATAGGTAAATATCTCTTACATCTGCGGCATACCCTGCGGCATACCGCCCGCTCCGCCCTGCGGCATACCCATTGCCGCCTGCTGCTGCTGCATCATCATCATTTGCTGCTGCATCTGCGCTTCCTGCTCGGCGCGCTGCTCAAGTATGCTCTTCGTCTCAGCCGCACCGGGATAGTGCAGCTGCTCCATGCGGGACCAGAACAGAATAAGTGTCTGTGTGTCCTGCGGATTGCCGTAGGCTCCGCTCTGGAGACATTCGCGGCATTCCTGCCACATTGCGTCTCTGTTGTTTGCCAGTGTGCCGTTTTCGTCCACACTGAAAAGGAAGCCGTCGTTCCAGTAATAATTGCCGTCCTCGTCTTGCAGCAGGAAATCGTACCGGTTGAATTCCTCATAGCGGCTGCCGCCCTTCTCGTCCTTGTAGGAAATGCTCCGCGGCTCATCGGAATAAGCCAGCCAGAACTTGAACATCATTTCAAAGATGGCAGCATAGGCCGCGTTCTTCATTACGCGCTTGCTTTCAAGGCGGCCTGCGCTCTGAGCTGCGGCAAACTGCTTCGCCTTACCGCTCTGGGCTGTCGGGTCTGTGCGGCCTTGGAAGCTGTCCGTAATTCCCAGCACCTGACGGCCTTCCTCATAAACCTGCGACATGTACATTGCCTCGCTTGAAAGGTCTCCGCTGAAATCATAAACTCCGATAAGCGCCTTGTCGGATGCGTTGCCTATGTACCACTTGTCGCTGTCGTGAGGATCTATGCGCAGGTCTGCTCTGTCGGGCAGTGTAATGCGTGTACCCGCCTTTATAATGCGGTCAATCATCTTCCGCGAAAGAACATTCAGTGTGTTCTGCTGGTCTGCTATCAGGTCAACATCGCTGTTGCCAAGCAGCTGGCCGTAAACGGAAACGGATTTCTGCAGGATAATCGGGTAGCAGTCGGGCATATAGAAGGGAACAAGTGTGGGCTGCATAACCGGCATGCCCGCCTCGTTCATCATCGGTGTCGCGCCCGGTATGCTCACTCCGCCTGCGGTCTGCATCGGCAGCATGATTTCTTCAAACTCCTGCTTCTCGTCGGTGAATTCCTCGCTGCCGCACCATGGGCAGGCACCGCCCTCATAGCGGCTGCCGCGCTTGGGCTGCTCGCCCCGCTCAAAGCTCATGCCCGTAACCGGGCTGTCGTCCTCAAGCCCGCTCATATAGCCTTCTGCAATGCTCTCGGCCATGTTCATACCGCTGCCCATTTCCAGCAGTGTATCTTCGGGAATAAGGCTGCCTTCAAAGCCGCGCCTGGGATCGGGAAGCAGATTGCCGAAGGGCTTGACATCGGAATAAATCATCTGTCCGGGCAGAGGCTTCACCTTTCCGCATTTGCTGCAAACGGGCTGCCGTCTGGCCTGATAGTTTTCAATATCCTCAAGCTCCACATCGTTCACCCAGCTGTATCGGTCAATGCCGCCATCATCGTTGCGGGCATAGCCTATATACTGCGTAACCGCGTCCTCGTTGTTCTGCGCTCCGTCAATCGTGCGCACATCAGGCTCGCTCTCGCCCTCTGCGTAAACATCCTTGCCGTAGCGCCGCTTAACCTGCGCCTTTGTCGTCGGCAGCTTTATAATAAACCAGTCCATGTCCTCAATGCCGGTATAAACACCGGGCTGAGGTGCAAACTGCTTCGGATGAATGGTCGTGACGGCCACAGCGCCGCAGGTATCGTG